GCCCGGCTGGAACCATGCCGTACACGGCTCAGTGCCGCCGCGCCGCCGCGAGGTTGATGTGGTTCTTCACCGACATGAACCCGTATAATCCGTATGAGGAGATGACCAAGACTCTCAACGGGGAGAACAGTGTGCAGATTAAGTTGCGGGCGTATGGGTATGCGGAGAATCTTGCTGGAAGCCAGTTTCCGAAATTTTGTGAGGCCCACACACTGGAAGCCGACAAGATTCCGCAGGACGGCACAAACTACATGGCCGTAGACCCGGCGTGGAACCGGAACTGGTTTGTGCTTTGGTTGAGGGTGGATGATCGGGGGCGCAAATATGTTTATAGGGAGTGGCCCAATCTGGCCGAGTATGGGGAGTGGGCCGTGCCGGGGGACAAGGCTGATGGTGCGCCCGGCCCGGCGCAGAGTGTGGGGGCTGGCCGTGGACTTCCAGAAGTTAAGGAGATTATTGGCGACTTGGAGCAGGGCGAGGACATCGAGGTGCGATACATTGATCCTCGCGCTGGAGCCAGCCAAGCGGCGGGGCGCGAGGGCGGCACAAGCATTATTGATTTATTGGGGGAAGGCGAAGACCCCATGTATTTTGAGCAGGCCGCTGGAATCTCGGTGGCCAACGGTTTAACCATTGTGAATGATTGGTTGAACTACGACCAGAACGACCCCATCACGGCGGTTAATGAGCCGAGCCTCTACATAAGTGAGGACTGCGGCAACTTGATTTATAGTTTGCAAGAGTGGACGGGGCGCGACGGGGAGAAGGGCGCGAGCAAGGACTGCATAGACACGCTTCGATATTTGGCCGTGATGGAGCCGATTTTCGTAAATGACAAAACCTTCGCTGGATCGGCGGTTGGCACATATTAATGAGATTGTTTGAGTTGCCAGTGTTGGTGAGGCCCGATGAGGCGGCGGCAGTTACGGGGTTGAGCCAGAAGCAGCTTGCGAAACTTGCAAAGCTGAATGCGCTACGAATTTACCGAACAGTGGGGAACCAGCGACGGTATTATAGGGATGACTTAATTAAACACTTAAAGGGGGGAAAGAAAGATGGAGACAGTAGATAAATTAGCAAAGGCAGCGGACACACCGGATGTGAGGGAGTTGGCGGCGGAATATAGCCGCAGCCTCCACGATGGCGAGTCGCTGGATAAAGTGTCTAATGTGGACAGCATTAGATTCACACGCTGGACGGGGCAAACCACGGACGGGCGCAAGCACAGCGAGAGCTTACCAGAGGGGAAAGAAGCCTTCCCTTGGGAGGGCGCGAGCGACACCCGCATACCGTTGGCCGACCAGATTATAAACGACACGGTGGATGTGCTGACCACTGCGTTTAGCCGGGCCACACTGAAGATTGGGGGAACCGAGATTGGCGACTCCCAAGCGGCTGGAGTGGCGAGTAACATGATGAGGTGGCAGCGCGACACGAAGCTCTACCACACACTAAACCGCGAGTCCGAGTTGTTGGCCCAATATGGGCAGCAATATGGGTGGGGGGCTTTGTTTGTTGGGTGGGAGCAAAAGAGCGCGGTGAAGGGGCGCAAGGTTACGATGGATGAGGTGTTGGCCTTGGCGCAGCAAGTGGGGGGCGAACTGGAAGCCTTGCCTGACATGATAAATGATCCAGAGTCGGAGACTGCCGTGGTGGAGATTTTGCAGGCGCAATTTCCCGGCCTCGGCAAGCGCAAGGCGCGGAGGGCCGTCAAGGAACTGCGCGACTTTGGAGAAACGACGCTTCCACAGGCATACTTGGCGGTGAACCAACCGGCGGTTGTGGCGTTGAAGCCGTGGGAGGAGATTAGTCTGCCGCCCGAAACCGTGGATTTGCAGTCGGCGCGGGTGATCTTTCGTCGCATGTTTATGACGGAGGTGGAGTTGCGGGCCAAGGTTGTGGACGAGGGCTGGAACGAGGATTGGGTTGAGGCCGCAGTGAAGACGGCTGGAAGGTCAACGGAGTTCCATGATTTCAGCACGCAGTTGAGCGACTTGACCAGTGACCATGTTGACCGGCAGGACAATCTGGTTGAAGTGGTGTATGCGTACAGTCGCCAACTGGACGACAACAGCATACCGGGTATTTATTACACGATATTCAGCCCGATAGCGCAAACGGGCGAGGGCGGCGAGGACATTCATGCGAAGCACGAACTACTCGACTACGTTCACTGCCGCTATCCGTTTGTGGAATATCGCCGGGAAAAACTCAAACGCCGCATCACGGAGAGCCGTGGAGTACCGGAGATTTGTCAGACTTGGCAGGACGAGATCAAGACTCAGCGGGATTCGATATACGACTCGACGAGTTTCGAGACACTGCCGCCCATCATGGTGAACAAGCGGTTGGGGTTGGCGAACAAGGTTGGCCCGGCGGTGCAGTTGCCGGTGATGAAGGCTGGAGACTATGAGTTCATGCGCCCCCCGGCGCGGCAACCCAGCACAGCGTTTAACTTGATTGAAGCTGTATCGCGTCAGGCCGACGAATATTTTGGCCGGGCGAATGAGAGAGTGCCGTCCGTGCAGACGCAGATCAAGCAGCAGCGGTTTGTGAATAACTGGTTAACAGTGTGGACAGAGGCATATCAGCAAATGTTCCAGTTGAGTTTGCAATATTTGTCGCCCGAAGAAATCTCCCGCATCACTGGAACCGACATCGTTCCAGAATCAGACATGTACCAGTTTGATTTTGTGTTGAAATATGATGTGCGGGAACTGGACACGGAATATGTGGAGAGCAAACTCTCAAACATCGCACAGTACGTTGTGCCACAGGACGTATCTGGAGTGCTGGATCGGAACAAGTTAATCGGCATGATTACGAGGGCGATCAGTCCCGACATTGCGGAGGAACTTATCATCGACCAAGCCCCGGCTTCGCAGAAGATGTATGAGGACGTTAAGGGGCAGATTGGCCAGATGATGTTGGGCAACGAGGCCAGTTACACGGAGAACGACCCGGCGGCGCAGACCAAGATGCAATATGCACAGGAGATTGTGGGGCGAAACCCGAAGGCGCAAGCCGCGCTGGAGGGCGACGAGTTGTTTAGGCAACTGTTCGAGAACTACACAAAGAATCTGCAAATGTCATTGATGCAGCAGCAAAACGCGCAAATCGGGCGCATTGGAGTGAGTCAGGTAACATGATGCAAAATCTAACAGCGTTCCAGTGGCAGGGCGAGAATCCGCTTTGGGAATCCTTGCTGGACAATCTGGACGCCGCCATCGATGTGGAGATGGTCACGGCGGTTAGCGCGGACACGGTTGGTGAAGCTAGGATTCATCAAGCGGGCCGCGCCGATGCGCTGCTGGATTTTAAGAACCATTTGGTTGAGTTAAGGGAGCGTGCTATCTCGAAGCTCAACTGATATGTCGGTATAACGTAGTCCATATTAGTAGTGGGCCGCTCATCCTATAATGGGGTGGGCGGTTTTTTTCTTCCCCAATAGCATTTTCAAAAACCCACCCAAACCCGCCTAAACCCACCCAAACCAACCCCCCGACCCGCTTTCTTTTTGCCAACTTCGCTTTATAGGCGTTCAAGAAGAGCGGGTTTCTGCATTCCCCAAAAATGCTGCCAGCCAAACTTGCGGGCTACAAAAAAGCATGAGCGATAAGGGGATCGAAGCCGTGAGTGACGCGGCACAAACGGAAGTCACAACAAATGTTGGCGAACTATTGGACGCTGACGGATTAGCGGGCCAACTGGAAATGCTGTTGGAGCGCGAACCGGCAGAAGCCCCGGCCTCGGAAGACGAGGAAAAAGCTAAAGGCGAACAGCCTCCCGATGAAGGTGAGTCGAGTGACCCGCCAGAGGATGAGGCTAAAGCTGAAGAAGACGCTCTTTCTCAGACTGAAGAAGAAACTGCGGAAGCTGAACCGGCTTTAGACGCCGACGAATCGACCGAGAAGGACAAGGCCAACAAGGGCTTGTTTAAGCGGATCGACAAGTTGACGGCAAAAAGGCGCGAGGCAGAAGGCAGGGTTGACACACTGGAAGCCGAGATTCGGACTTTACGCACTGAATTAGACGCCAAGGAGGTACTTCCAGCGTTGCCACCTGTTGATGGGAACCCATACGGCCATTTGAAATCGACTCAGGAAGTTGAGCGGGAAATGGATCAAGCCGAGGAAGTGCTTGAGTGGTGTGAGGACAACACAGATGGCGCGGTGGTAAAAAACTCAAAGGGCGAGGAAGTCGAATACAGTGCCGAAGAGATTCGGGGCATAAAGAAAAATGCCCGCAAATCCATTAAACGGCACTTACCGAACCGGCTGGAATACTTGAAGGAAGAAACTGCGGTAGCGCAGCAAGTAGAGCAAGTGTTTCCGTACTGGAAGGACAGGAGTTCCGAGAACTATCAAGAAGCTATGGAAATCCTCCGTAACAGGCCAGACATTCGTAATCATCCATCTTGGAAAGCCGACGTTAGCATATTCCAGCTAGGGTTGCGGGCTTACCGGGAGATGGTGAACAACCCGCCACAAAAGGCAGCGGCGAAGAAGGAGGTTAAGAAGGCTCCCGAACAACCCGCCGCCCCGGCTGCGGCCCCGGCCACATCGAGCGCATCTAAAGCCCGTTCAGTTTCTGCGAGAAAAAACTTTGGTTCTGAAAATTCGGTGGATTCTTTAGCGACAATATTAGAATCGGACTACATATAGTCCAAAATATTAGGGGGATATTATATTATGGCACTTCTTTTAGAAAGAGGATACAACGGCACTCAATCGGGTGGCCGAGAGGATTTGTCGAACCTTATCGCAAATGTTGATGCCCGCTCCACACCTTTTACGTCTATGGCGAAAAAGGGCAAGAAGCCGGGTAACGTATTGATGGGTTGGCAGATGGATAAATACGAAGACCCAGCAGTGACTGGAACCGTGGATGGCACTGACGTAGATATGACTTCTGCGGGCAGTTTCACCAACCCAGCCGTGAACCGTGCTTTGATGCAGAACTACGCGCAGATTTTCCGCCGCGTGTTCCGCATTTCGGGCTTGGCGGACGAAATCCAAGTGGTTGCTGGTGTGAAGTCGGAACTCGCAAATGGTATTGCCAAGAAATTGGTGGAGATCAAGCGCGACATGGAGATGACGTTCTTGAATGACGCTGATGCGCAGATCGACAACGGAACAAACGC